GAAGAACCGGATGAATACGAATTTGACGATTTTAATTTTGAATGAGCCTACCTTGAATGGTCTTATAGGGCGCAAAGGTTTATGCGGGTTCGATTCCCGTTGCGCCCACGCACATACATAGTGCTCTGAGTGTGTTTTTCATAGTATTGTCCGCAAGCCTAGCCGGGGTTACGCCAATGGCACCGTGTCGGAACTGCGGACTCAATGGTATCGTGGCGGAATTGGTAGACGCTATGTAGACTTTCGAGATAGGTTCGTAAATGGGAGGATATGGATTTTCAATCAAAACACCTATCATGCAGGTTCGAGCCCTGCCGGTACCACAAACTAAAATATAATTATATGGAAAAGATTTTTGATAAGGATTTTAGAAATGAATTATTCTGCTGTTTGAAAGAGTCTGGAATGAAAGATGAAGAAGTAAGTAGGATAATTAAAAAACGCTACAAGGAGGCATTGAAGAATGCTGTTATTAAACGATTAAATACTGTTGTAAAAGCAATCAAAGAGGATAATCTTGAAGAAATAAACACCATTGTAGATAATAGTCCTTCAGGTGATGGCTATGGTTGTGATAATTGCTATATCTCTTTTAAAGATATTACTGATTGCGAAGATATTGGAGACGTTATAAATGCTTTGAGATAATGGATGAATTACTTACTGGTAAGATTTGTCCTTATTGTGGCAAACCAACTGAATTTGTAGATAGTTCTGTAATCTACGGGCGTTCATACGGCATGATTTATCTCTGTCGGGATTGTAGGGCTTATGTAGGTGTACATAAAGGGACAGACCAAGCATTAGGGCGTTTGGCAAATGCAGAACTGAGGGAAGCCAAGAAAGAAGCCCATTTCTATTTTGACCAGATCGCCAAGACCAATCTTATAAACAAGATTTGGAAGAAGCATATCCCAAATACATCGAATAGGAATAAGGCTTATTTGTGGCTATCCATTCAATTAGGGGTACCACGTGAAGTTTGTCACATAGGTATGTTTGATGTGGAAGACTGTAAGCGAGTTGTTGAACTATGTAAACCAATAATAGAAGAATATGGAAACAAAAAAAGTAACTAAAATCGTTTACATCGCTAATGATGGAAAAGAGTTTCTTACAGAAGAAGAATGCAAGAAGCATGAAAAGTATGTGAAAGAGATTTTGCGAAATATTTCCTATTTCTGCATCCGTTGCCACCCTGATTTAACTGAAACAGGAAACTATATGCATAAAATATATGCAGCAGTCCTTTCTAAAAATGGATTGTTCAGTAAGGAAATCGCATTTCAATGGGCTTTGAAGAAGTTTGGTACTTACTTAGGGGAAAGCGTAATGGGATATGGTTTCCAACCCAATTTTAATGTAAGTGAAGTTTCTAAAGAAGAATATGAAGAATGTCCTGCTACTGTATGGGGAGGCACTCCATTAAAAAGTGAAAAGATATTTTTAAGTCCTCAACAAGTAGATGGATTTCCAAAGAATATTGATTACATAAAAGAATGGGGATTCAAATAATGCCGTATTATATCAAGAAACCAAAAAAGAAGAAAGAAAAGCCTTTGCCGTTATTTGACAAGGCAGGTATCAAGATTAAGAAGAAGCCGGATTTAGTGGCCAAACTCGACAAAGTTTTCAGCCGCTATATCCGGCTTCGTGATTGTATGCCAAACGGGTATTTCCGTTGTATCTCATGCGGCCAGATAAAGCCATACGCACAGGCCGATTGCGGACACTTCCATTCGCGCCGCCACATGGCCACACGCTTTGACGAGGACAACGCCCACGCAGAATGCCGGGCGTGCAACCGATTCAGTGCTGACCATCTGATACAATATGAAAAGAACTTGAAGGTCAAAATCGGTCAGCAACGTTTCGATAAGCTGGCATGGAAGGCCGGACAAACAAAGAAATGGAGTGATTTAGAGTTAATGGAACTCACAAAGTATTATAAGGCTTTGGGAGATAAGTTGGGTAAGGAGAAAGGACTATGAATGAATTAAAGCCCGGAACATTCGTAATGATGGTAAAAAACGAGGATGGATCATTTTCTCCCGTTGGGATGAATAAGGAACAAGCATACATTGTGCTTTCTTTTTTAAACCGTTTGAGTGAGGACGAACCGATTATCGTAAAAGACAACGAGAAATATGTACAAGCTACGTGATTATCAACAAAAGACTAGTGATGCAGCGGTAAATTTCTTTGCCAACAAAGCCAAGAAGAACAATGCCATCATGGTGCTGCCGACTGGGGCAGGGAAGAGTCTGGTAATAGCCGATATTGCTAGCCGCCTTGAAGGGCATACGCTGGTATTTCAACCTAGCAAGGAAATACTCGAACAGAACTATCTGAAGCTCTGTTCGTATGGTATTCTGGACTGTTCCATATATTCCGCATCATTTGGGCGGAAAGAGATTTCAAGAATAACATTCGCTACGATTGGTAGTGTTGTCAATCATCCTGAGCTTTTTCAGCATTTCAAGAATATAATTATAGATGAATGCCATCTGGTTAACCCGAAAGAAGGAATGTATAAATCATTTCTTTCTATGCTGAAGTGCAAGGTGCTTGGATTGACGGCTACACCTTACCGTCTTTCATCAAGCAGGGATTTTGGCAGTATGTTGAAGTTTATCACCCGGACCCGGCCTTGTGTATTCTCTGAGGTCATTTATCAGGTTCAAATTTCCACCCTTTTGGATATGGGTTATCTGTCAAAACTGAATTATTATGAAATGAACCCTTTAGGATGGAATGAACTTAATCTGAAGGTGAACACGACCGGAGCCGACTACACAGACAAGTCTGTCGTAAAGGAGTATGAGCGTATCGATTTTTACGGGTTTCTGGTCAGCATTGTGCAAAGACTAATGAACCCTAAAAGCGGGATAAAACGAAAAGGTATATTGGTCTTCACGAGGTTTTTGAAAGAAGCTGAACGCCTTACCTGGTCTATTCCCGGAGCGGCCATCGTTTCAGGAGAAACCCCAAAGAAAGAGCGAGAGAGTATTCTTGAGGCATTCAAGGCCGGAGAAATTCCGGTCGTGGCCAATGTCGGCGTACTTACTACCGGATTTGATTACCCAGAACTGGATACGATTGTCATGGCACGTCCTACGATGTCTTTGGCACTGTGGTATCAAATAGTCGGTCGTGCTATCCGTCCGCACCCGAGTAAAGAGGCCGGATGGATCGTTGACCTTTGTGGAAACAAAAAACGATTTGGAGAAGTGAAGGATCTTCGCCTTGTTGATAGTGGAAATGGTAAATGGGCAGTGTACTCTAATAACAGGCAGTTGACTAACGTAAGATTCTAAAACTATGGAAGAAGGATTTTTGAGGCTAAGCCGCAGGTTTTTCTCGAATGAAATGTGGAATGAGGCCCGTACTTTTAGCAGTTGCGAAGCGTGGTTAGACTTAATTCAGTCTGCACGATTTGAGGTAACGCCCCGAAAGGAGAGTATCGGAGGTCGAGAAATCTCTTATTCAAGAGGTCAATATCCTGCATCCATAAGATTTCTGTCACAGCGTTGGAAATGGTCTGAAAAGAAGGTGCGTTCCTTTCTTGTGCATCTTAGAAAGAAAGGTATGATAACTGTTGAGTGCAATCAAGGAATGAACCTTATAACCTTATGTAAATATGAAGAATATAATCCAATGGGCACAACCAAGGGCACAAGTAAGGACACAGGTATTGAAAAGGAAATCAATGAATTAAGACACGAATGGGCACAACTAAGGGCACAACTTGGGGCACAGCCCATGAACAACAATCTACCGCAATCCGAACTTTTACAAAAATCAGGGCACACAGAGGGCACAAATACAAAGAAAGAAGAAAGAGAGTATATAGATATATCTCTACATCAAAAGAAAGAAAATACTCCTGACGGAGTATCAAAGAAAGCCAAGCTTTCTTCGCCATCCCCCTCTGAAAAGATTGATTACAGCGGATTGATGGAATACTATAATACCACATTCAAAGACAGACTCCAGCAGATAAGATCAATGACTGATGTGAGAAAAAAGGCTGTAAAAGCCCGGATAGCCCAATATGGGAAAGAGTCAGTGAGGAGTGTTTTCAATCTCATTCTTCAATCCCCGTTCTTACTTGGAGCTAATGACCGCAATTGGAAATGCGACTTTGATTGGATTTTCAAACAAGCAAACTTTACTAAAATATTGGAAGGAAACTATAATGGGACAAGACTTAGTAAAAATCAACAGGATAGCGAGCAGCGAAAACGTGATTCAGTTCTTGCAGTCGCTACAACCGTTAGAGAAGCTGCCGCAAAAAAGAGAAAGGAACTTGAAGCAGAGGGCGTTATTGAATAAATATCCCGATCCTGCACAATTCATTCTTGATTACAACCCTGATTTGCAGTTCAAACTTGTCAGATGTAATGCAACCCATTCAGAACTGGCGTTGAATGACAGCATTCCGAGTTTAGGGCTATTGTCTTCTACTTATGGGGATGAAACACCGATAGAATGGCTAAAGATACAATTTGGTTCATTGAATGACTTTGCAGAAGTTTCAACCAAGATAGCGAAAGAGCAACTTTCTGAACTATCGGAGATATTCCTTTCGGAGTATTATTATATAAATGCCGCTGAAATCTGTTTTTTCATAGCACGGTTTAAGTCAGGGAAGTATGGGCGGTTCTACGGTTCAATAGATCCATTGAAAATAACAAGTGCGATGCTGGACTACGTTTCTGAACGTCGGAAAGATATTGAACGGAAAGAGCGTGAACGATACAGAAACCAACGTGAAAAAGAGATAGAGGAGCGTGGAGATAACAGAATCTCTTATGCTGAGTACATTGAAATCAAGCACCGTGCTGATGCAGGAGATGAGGAAGCTAGAAAAATGCTGATATCACCATGAGAATAACCGTTTACTGGGTAACAAGAAATCCGGATGTTATCGTAAGAATCCGGAAAAAGTTCAATATCCCAAGTTATACTTCCGTGAACTACGAAACAGAATGTGAAATCAAGAATGAAGACTTTCCACTGTTAGAAGAAACAGAACGAAGGGGATTCATTCGAATTAGAAATAAGAATACACGATTATGCAAGGAACAGACAAACTGAATACGATAACCAACATCGTATTTGTCCTCACGGACGTTTTAGAAACCAACCTTCTAGAAATGCAGCAGCAATACAAGAAAGAAGGCTTTGAACTCAGACACGATTCAAAAAGAAACTTCAACACAGCCATAGCCGCGATAAAGAGATTGAAAAGTGATGTGAATCATTGCAGCGAATCCACTCAGGAAAACTTCGGCAATGATTCTGACATGGTGAACGCCATGTTGCTCACACTGATTGACAGATGCGGTGATGATGACAACCTCGCTTATAAGATGTACGAATACATTAAATCTTTCCCGTCCAAACTGAATCTAGACTTGGATTTGGATAATGCGTTCAGCCACCTGTTTAAAAAGGAGAAGTTATGAAATCGCAGAAAGACATCTTAAAATCCATTGAAGGTCTGTCCGATATAGAACTATTTGTTATTGATCTCTTTTGTGGCGCTGGTGGCTTATCCGAAGGTGTGGAAGCAGCACGATTGGATGGAAATAAATGTGCAAAAGTTGTTTGTTGTGTGAACCATGACAAGAATGCCATTCTTTCACATGATGCCAATATCCCTGATGCACTTCACTTTATTGAGGATATCCGTACACTGGAACTTTCCCCGATAAGCACTATTGTAGAACGTATCCGTCAGCTATACCCTGATGCCATGATAATGCTTCATGCCTCTTTGGAGTGTACTAACTTCTCGAAAGCCAAAGGCGGTCAGCCGAGAGATGCCGACAGCCGAACGTTGGCAGAACATCTCTTCCGTTATATTGATGTTATAGACCCTGACTACATTCAGATTGAAAATGTAGAAGAGTTTATGTCATGGGGAGATATGGATGAGAATGGGAAACCTATCAGCATGGACAAAGGCCGGCTTTATCAAAAGTGGGTGCGCAATGTCAAGAAGTACGGTTACAACTTTGAGCACCGCATCTTAAATGCTGCCGACTTCGGTGCCTACACCACAAGAAAACGCTTCTTCGGCATCTTTGCTAAAAAGAACTTGCCGATAGTATTCCCAGAACCGACCCATTGTAAAGGTGGTAGGCAAGATATGTTCTCGCGGCTGGAGAAGTGGAAGCCGGTAAAAGATGTGCTTGATTTCTCTGATGAAGGAACTACCATCTTCAGGGAAAAGCCTCTTGCAGAGAAAACGCTTGAACGTATCTATGCTGGACTTATCAAGTTTGTAGCCGGAGGAAAGGATGCTTTCCTTTCCCGTTACAATACGGTTCGCCCTCAAGACACATGCAAATCAGTTGATGAACCATGCGGAGTGTTGACTACTGAAAACCGCTTTGCAAAGGTACAGGTAAGTTTCCTCTCCAAACAGTTCAGCGGACATCCCGAAAGCAAGAATGTGTCTGTAGAAGAACCGGCAGGTGCAATCACCTGCAAAGACCACCATGTTTTTGTTTCTGCTTATTATGGAAATGGACATAATCATTCGGTAGACCTTCCAGCTCCAACGGTCACAACGAAGGACAGGATGGCTTTAATTGAAAGCCGATTTATGTGTTCTTATAACTTTAAGGATACAGGAAAGGATATTAATCAGCCTTGTCCTACACTTCTGACTAAAGACAGACTTTCCCTTGTATCTCCATTTTTTATGAATCAATATTCTGGAGGTGGTCAGGTGTCTGATATAAACTCGCCATGCCCCGCTGTTACCACAACACCGAAACAAAACTTGGTAACATGCCAGCCGTGGATAATGAATACTGCATTCTCAAATGTAGGTAGCAGTATAGAGGAACCCTCCCAGACCATTACCGCAAACAGGAAATGGCACTATCTGATGAATCCACAGTTCAACAGTGCTGGCGGCTCTGTTGATAGCCCCTGCTTCACATTAATAGCCCGCATGGATAAGATGCCGCCCTATCTGGTAGCAACAGAAAGCGGTCAGGTAGCGATTGAAATCTACGACAATGATAGTCCTATGACCGTGAAGATAAAGGAGTTCATGGCACTGTATGGCATAGTGGATATTAAAATGCGGATGCTTCGCATTCCGGAACTCAAAAAGATTATGGGATTCCCTGAAGATTATGTTTTAATAGGCACACAAGCTGACCAAAAGAAATTTATCGGGAATGCGGTGGAGGTTACACAAGCGAGAAAAAATACTGAAGCACTTTGCAAAGTATTGAGAAAGTTGAGATTGAAGAAATCAAAAGA